TAATAATAAACGAATCTACTTGGACTGTACCTGAGTTATTCTCTTTCGGTCTTAACACTAGGGGAACTTATTCAAGTCAATCTGGACACGATGATGTAGCAATGACGATTGTAAATCTTTCTGGGATGTTTGAATCATCCGATTTTTATGATCTTGTTGGTGAATTGTATGATGAGCTTGGTGAATCTACCTACCGGGATCTTATAGATCTAAAGATGGAAGAAAATAGTGAGGATGGAGCATCAACCAAAGAGGGAGGGTTCTATAGCTCTTTCAGTCAGTTGCTCTAAATAATTTGCTTTTTCCGATATATACAATTACTAACCGAGTAGCATACAAAAATGCTGGTTTTGGTTTAGATATATAGTAGGCAAAAATATCTCTTGTACAATAATGGCAAAGAAAATCAAACTGGATTTATCCCAATTTAAAGCATCAGGAGTCTATACGCTTGAGTTTGACGCTTCAGAAAACGTCATTCTTACGTCTCAGACTATAAGATTGGTGGTGGGATTTTCGAATAAAGGACCTTTTAATGCTCCCGTGTATTTACCGGATGTAACTACAGCGGTAGCAATTTTTGGTGATATAGATAAGACTTTAGAGGCTAAAGGATCTTACTTCCACCGCTCAATATTTGCGTGTTTAAATACTGGCCCAGTATTTGCTCTGAATTTGTTGAATTTGAATAATGATATAGATAGCCCTACAGCTGATGTGGTTAACTATTTTGGTTATTCGATTGATACTGAGCAATCTAACGGGGTTCTTACCTCCAGGCTATATTCCTCCTTCTATAATAAGGAGAGATTTTGGTTTGCTGATACCGATTACTTCTTAGCTACACTTTCTGCTGTAGATACTGGTAGACTTTTTAACCTTGTTAACCTTGGTAAGGAAGCAATAAGTGTCATTGTTAGGAAATCAACTGATGCGGTTCAACCTTTACAAGGATATGATGTTTTTGCCTTAGATTGGTATGGAGCGGACAACGTTCCTAGCTTCATGCACCCATATGATTACATTTCGGATTACTTTATAGATGTTATCTCAGTATCTGGAGATTGGACTGATTACGAGACACTATCTTTAGACCCTAAATGGAGTTCATACTTTACAAGAAATGGATTTATAAAAAGCCAGATCAACAATTTCTTATCACAACCTGATGTGAATATTGTTACTTCAACCACAGGATGTTTAATCCCAGATTTTGTTGACCTGAATGGTAATAACCAATACATCCAAACGCTTATTAACAATAATACTCCTTCTACCGGTTTATTCTGTGCTGTTGATGAGGATGCAATGGATGATATCTGTACTAATCCTTATAAGATTGACCTTGTAGGACACCACTTAATTGACGAGCTTACGGCAGATAGGGACATTGTTGATGCAAGACTTAATTTCTTAAGCTATGATCAGAATCTTACTGCTGATTACCTATACTCACAAAATGTTACGACAATAACCGATGCAGCTACTGGTGCTAGTGGATCATCACCGGATTCTATAAATGTTGGTACACTACTAACTATTGGAGCTACCTCTACATATGGTGTAGGAGCAACAGCTTTCGATGGTTATGATCCTTCCCTTAAGTATGGAGGTTTACATTATGTAGTAACTAACAGCGGAGTTACCGGTGCTTCCCTTACTACAGCAGAGAAAAACGAATTGGTATCTTTTGCAACTCCAAGCGCTACCTCTTCGCCTTACATTATGGGTAGAGTTACTGGTTTATCTGGGTTAACTGGTTCAGTTATAAACCAATTCTCCGAAAATGACCTAGTAAAACTAAGAGTGTCTGGTGTTATTCAAACGGGTGGAGAAGTGCTCCTAACATGGACACACCCACTTGATACTGCATCATACTCTGCTCAAGGTGTCTCAGTTACTCCATATAGCAATATGGTGGGAGCTACATCTGGAAACATTTCTGCTGACTATTATCAATTTGCATCTTCTGATTATTTAGATATTACATCAGTTAGTTCAGTAACCGGTGGAACAGCTAGTAACGCCTTAACTGGACAATTGTCTACAGCATTCTACCAGGACTTGCTTTACGGTGAACTTGAGGATGGAGACCAGATTTGGTTAAATGAAACTGGAAGTTCCATTAATTATATTTCATACGAAAGCACAATTGATAGAGACCAATTTGCTGTAGCATATGCTAGGCAGTTTGATAACGTTGCTAGACAAAATCCAGACAATTTGGTAGATTATACTGCATTCTCCACGGGTTTACCTGGCAGCAAACCTTTTGCTTCTGACAATATTGGTCTTCCAGTAGCTGCGGGTAAGACTGATATAGTTTCATCTGTAGGCTCTATTAACCAGTTTATTGATGTGATAACACAAATAGATCCGACTAATTTCACTATATCTTCTTCACCATCATCCCCAATATCTGTTGGTGATCTTATAGTATCTACTGACCAGGATATTTGTGAAACCGTTGGTAGTAATAGACAATATAGGTTAACGAGAGTTACCTCGGTTGCTCAAACAACAACACCAAACGTTGTGCAAGTAACAACTGCAAGGCCTCTTTATTACTATGCGGGGAGTCCGATTCAAGTTCAGAAGTTTAAGTCAATACCTCAGTTTACTAGGTCTTTCGACTTCACATACCTGAATGGGTTTACAATGAGGGATTCCCACAGGCCAAATGGTACTGATGCTAGAGTATCTGAACTACTGGATGTAATGTACAACACAAACATTGCAGCGACACTTGCTGCTAAGGATGTGATCTCGTTCAGATACATCGTAGATACCTTCAGTGGTCAGATTTTGCCTAACTCTAAATATCAGCTTAGTAAGTTGGCAATGATGAGACAGAAGGCTCTTGCTTTAATTAACGCTCCTTCGATGGAGCAGTTTAGGGAGTCAACAGACCCTAGGTTTACTGATGCACCAACACAAACTAACCCATATCCTTCACTGAAGGCACAATATATTTCGGAAGGTGGTAACTTATCTCTTAATCCTTCTTACACTTTCAGTTTACCTACTGAAGATCAAGGAGCCAAATACGCTGCTTTCTATACGCCATACTTAACGGTAAGGGAAAATAATAGAAATGTAAACGTTCCTCCTGCAGCTTATATCTCCAACAACTTTGTTAGAAAATTTGCTAATGGCGAACCTTACAGCATTATAGCAGGTCAGAAGAGAGGGGTAATCTCAGGACAAAACCTTGTCGGACTCGAATATGATTTCACTGACGAAGATAGAGGATGGTTGGAGCCAGTAGGTCTTAACCCTATAATTAAGAAGAGAGGCCTTGGTGTAGTTGTCTTTGGTAACCAAACAGCTTATCAAACTGTTAATTCGGCATTTAATTTAGTACACGTGAGGGACCTTCTCATCAGTGTTGAGAATGACGTTGAAGAGATCATGGCTAACTACCTATTTGATTTCAATGAAGATTCTATAAGACTAGAGATCAAAACCCTTGTAGATAACTACTTAGATGGAGTTAGAGCTGGTGGTGGTATTTATGCTTACCAAGTAATCATGGATTCTTCTAACAACCCTCCTTCTATTATCGATCAGAACATCGGTATTATTGATGTAATTATCGAACCTGCTAGAGGTATTCAGAAGTTCATAAACAGAATTACTGTTACAAGAACTGGTGGTATCGCTGCTGGAGGATTTATCCAATTCGCTTAATTTCAAAAAATTGAAAATTCGGATAAATATAAAAAAAGGACAAGACTAAATGGCTGGTTTACCACATTACCAAAATTCCATAAACTCGGTTAATAAATTTGAGCCGGTTTACCTTAACCAATTTGAGGTAAATGTTATACCACCTGCGGCTGTTTCTGGAGGTCCAGTGCTACTAGAACAAGTTGTTTCTGTAAGTGGTTTGGATGTGGATAAAAACCCTAGCTTTGTATCTCAGAAATATAAGTTTGCAAAGAGGAACTATGCTGGAGGTAAACCAGATACAACAACTCTGGATCTTGGTTTAAAGTTTACTGTCAACCTTGACGATGCTAATTCAATGTACGTCTTTAAGACGATGAGACAGTGGACTGATTTAATTTACAATCCATTGACAGGGGCGCAAGGAATTAAAGCAGATTATACTGGGACAATCGTTGTGTCTGTCTTCAATAAAAATGGTGATGTATTTAGGAGAATTACTCTTAAGGATTGCTTCCCACTAAAAGCAATTGATCCTATGGAGCTAGAATACGTAAATGGTACTACGCTCTATGAGATTAATATGACTTGGGCAGTTGATTACTGGGACGATTTATTCCTATAAAATATAACAAAGCATAAATGGCAGGTTTACCACATTTTAACAACTCTAAGGCAGCAAGGAATAACTACGAGCCGGTTTTCTTAAACCAGTTTGAGGTTCTTATAACTCCACCTAACGGTATCAATCTTGCTAATACTACATTTAAGGGTGAGAATATACTTACTCAGCAAGTGAAGAGTATTTCTGCCTTACAAGTTGATATACAGCCAGCTGATGCTGTTACCCAATATTACAAGTTTGCTGAAAGAAGGTATGCTGGTGGTGAACCATCTACATCTGATGTACAGTTTAATATGTCTTTCGAAGTGAACCTTAATGAGGACAATTCTATGGTTCTTTATAAGGTTTTAAGACAATGGTCTGATTTAATTTACAATCCATTAACTGGAGCAATGGGTCTTAAAAGAGATTATGTTGGTTCTATGGTAGTTTCTGTTTTTAATAAACAAGGTGATGTCTTCAGGAGGATAACACTGAACAATTGTTTCTTGGTAGAGCCAATTACTCCAATGAACCTTTCTTACGATATCGGAGATGCTCTTTATACCATTGATACTACATGGAAGTCAGATTACTGGAACGACCTAT